CTATTGGTGTCGGTGGCGCTCTTGCTGGTCGCGGTGCCGACCTCTTTATTATTGATGATCCTCACTCTGAGCAAGATGCTAAACAGGGTCGTGCTGACGTATTTGAACCTGCATGGGAGTGGTTCCAGTCCGGCCCCGTTCAAAGGTTGATGCCGGGTGGTGCGATTATTGTGGTGATGACTCGTTGGAGCAAGATGGATCTGACGGGCAAGATTGTGGACCACATGACCCGTGAAGAAGCAGCCGATCAGTGGGAAGTGGTGGAATTTCCCGCTATTTTGAACGACAAACCACTCTGGCCTGAGTTCTGGGATATCGATGAACTGCTCGCTAAAAAGGCTAGCATGGATGTGCGGTACTGGCAGGCCCAGTACATGCAGGAGCCGACCTCGGAAGAGGGGGCGCTGATCAAACGAGAGTGGTGGCAGGTGTGGGAGGCTGAGAATCCCCCGCCTTGTGAACATATTATTATGTCACTTGACGCCGCTCAAGAAAAGACCAACCGGTCGGACTATAACGCCCTGCTGACATGGGGCGTGTTTAAAAACGAGCATACCCAGACTTTTAACATAATTTTGCTAAACGCTATCAAGGAGCGGTTGGAGTTCCCCGAGTTAAAGGCGTTGGTGTTGGAGCAGTACAAAGAGTGGAACCCCGATACGTTCATTGTGGAGAAGAAGTCCAACGGTGCGGCGCTTTATCAGGAGATGAGGCGGATGGGGGTGCCGCTTTCAGAGTTCACACCAAGCAAAGGACAAGACAAGATCAGTCGGGTCAACGCGGTGACGGACCTGTTTTCTTCAGGTATTGTGTGGATACCCGACAGGCGTTGGGCGTGGGAGGTTGTTGAGGAGTGTAATGACTTCCCTTCCGGTACCCACGATGACTTGGTGGACTCGACAACTTTAGCCCTGTTGCGCTTTCGGCAGGGGGGATTTATTCGCTTGCCTAACGACGAGCCGGAACCTACCCGATGGTTCAAGAGCAGTCGCGGGAAAGGCTATTACTAGGAGAATTTAGATGGCCGTCGATAAAAGTTTGATGCAGGCTCCGATGGGTCTTGAGTCGCTGGCTCCCCCGGAACCGATTGAGATTATGATCGAAGACCCCGAGAGCGTGTCCATCGGCGTGGACGGCATGGTCATTGAGATGGTGAAAGACGAGCCTCGTGCGGATGACTTCAACGCCAACCTTGCTGAGTACATGAATGAAGGCGAGTTGCAGAGTCTCGCGGGAGAACTGATCGGCCACTATGAGCAGGACTTGGCCTCTCGCAAGGACTGGCTCGACACCTATATTAAAGGTCTGAAGATTCTTGGTATCCGGTACGAGGACCGTACTGAGCCGTGGCCGGGCGCGTGTGGTGTGTTCCACCCACTTCTGATGGAGAGTGCGGTCAAGTTCCAATCTGAAACGATTATGGAGACTTTCCCCGCGATGGGGCCGGTCAAGACCAAGATCATCGGCAAGGAGACCCCGGAGAAGAAAGACTCTGCCATTCGTGTCGCAGATGACATGAATTATCAGTTGACCGAGGTGATGAAGGAGTATCGTCCGGAGCATGAGCGGCTCCTGCTCTCGCTGGCTCTTGCGGGTAATGCGTTCAAGAAGGTGTACTTCGACCCGAGCCTTGATCGACAGACTGCGGTCTACATCCCTGCTGAAGATATTATCGTGCCGTATGGCGCGTCTAATTTGGAGGCCGCTGACCGGGTTACGCACCGGATGCGTAAGACAAAGAATGAACTGATCAAACTGCAATACGCAGGCTTCTACCGCGATGTGGACCTTGGCGAACCGATGCGGGTCATGGATGAGGTAGAGAAGCAGAAGGCGGAGGATCAAGGGTTTTCTGCCAGCATGGATGATCGGTTTCAGTTGCTGGAGATGCACGCGAATATTGATCTACCGGGGTATCCGGACGTTGACGACGATAATAATGAGACAGGAATTGCACTACCGTATGTAGTCACGATTGAAAAAGGAACGGGGACGATTCTGGCGATACGTCGGAATTGGCGAGAAGATGACAAGCTCAAAGCACGACGACAGCACTTTGTCCATTACGGGTATATCCCCGGCTTTGGCTTTTATTATTTCGGACTTATACACCTTATCGGCGGACACTCTAAAGCGGCAACCTCCCTCCTTCGCCAACTTGTCGATGCAGGAACTCTTAGCAATCTTCCGGGTGGTCTCAAATCACGTGGTCTGCGTATCAAGGGAGACGATACCCCCATCGCCCCCGGCGAGTTCCGAGACGTAGATATTCCGTCAGGAGCGATCCGCGACAACATCCTGCCGCTTCCATACAAGGAGCCGAGCCAGACTCTATCCCTCCTGATGGACAAGATCGTCGAGGATGGGCGCAGGTTTGCCGCTGTGTCGGATCTGAAGATTTCGGACATGTCGAATCAGGCTCCGGTCGGAACAACTCTGGCCGTCCTCGAAAGAGTCCTGAAGGTCATGACGGCGGTGCAGGCTCGCGTCTACTACGCCATGAAGCAGGAGTTCAAACTCCTTGCGGGCATCATCCGCGACAACACCCCGGAAGAATATAGTTACGAGCCGGAAGTCGGAGACCGTAAAGCCAAGAAGGCTGACTACGATGACGTGGATGTCATCCCGGTATCTGACCCCAACGCCTCCACCATGTCTCAGAAGGTGGTGCAGTATCAGGCAGTCCTTCAACTCTCACAAACTGCGCCCCAACTATATGACTTGCCGTATCTTCATCGGCAGATGATTGAAACGCTTGGGGTGAAGAACGCAGAACGTATTGTCCCGATTGCAGACGATGCCAAGCCGCGTGACCCCATCACTGAGAATATGGATGCTATGACGGGTAAGCCCCTCAAGGCGTTTATGTATCAGGATCACGAGGCGCACATCGCCGTCCACATGGCTCTTGGGCAGGACCCGAAGATTGCCCAGCAGATTGGGCAGAATCCGATGGCGCAGCAGATTACTGCGGCCCTTCAGGCGCACATCATGGAGCATGTGGCATTCCAGTACCGACGCGAGATCGAGAAGCAGTTGGGCGTGGCGTTGCCGCCGTTGCCGCAAAACGATCAGGAAGAGTACGACTTGCCGCCTGAGTTTGAGGCGCAGTTGTCTCAGTTGGCAGCAGCCGCTGCCGCACGAGTTCTCCAGAAGGATAAGGCCGAGATGCAGATGCAGCAGGCCGCACAACAGCAACAGGACCCACTCATCCAGATGCAGATGATGGACCTGCAAATCAAACAACTTCAGGCGCAAACAAAAGCCCAGCAGTTGCAACTGGAAGCCCAAGTCCAACAGGCCGAAGTTCAGCGCAAGCAGCAGAAAGACATCATGGATGCTGCGGCCAAGGCCGACGAGTTGGAGCTTCGCAAAGCCGAGATTTCTGGTCGGCAGCAGCTTGAGGCGGCACGCCTCGGCGTGGATATCCAGAAAGACAAGGCGGCACTTTCTGCCAAACAGCAGATGGAGGGAGTACGCCTCGGACTTGAAATCGGCAAGGCTCAGGACGCCGCACAAATGCAGCGACAGGCCGCACAAACGAAATCGGAGAAACCTACTAAGGAGGAGTAAATGTCTTACACCAACGCTCTTGAGTACCTTGAGGAAAAACTCAAGGAGGAGCGCACACTGATCGTGGAAAGCCTGATTCAGGGAAAACTTGATGAAGGTGAGTACAAGAGGCTTTGCGGGGCGTTACAGGGTCTTGACCTCGCAGCAAGTTACATCAAAGACCTTGCAAAACGATTGGAGCAAGAATGAGCAACATCGACATTGAGAAGACTCAGGAAGAGGCCGCTAAAGCCAAACTCCTGCCAGAGCCGAAAGGCTATCGAATCCTGTGCGCGGTCCCGCATGTGGATGAGGAATATGAGAGTGGCCTTGTCAAAGCAGAAGACACCAAGCGAGTCGAGGAGCAGACCACTGTGGTCCTCTTCGTCATCAAAATGGGTGACCTTTGTTACAAGGATAAGGATCGCTTCCCCACTGGCCCGTGGTGCAAGGAAGGCGATTTTGTACTCACTCGACCGTATACCGGCACCCGCGTGGTCATCCACGGCAGGGAATTCCGCATCATCAACGACGACTCGGTGGAAGCGGTGGTGCAAGACCC